TCCACCACCAAGAAATGGTTCACGATACTCATCGTAGTTGCTAAGATCTGGAAAATAGGGTCCCATCTTCCCACAAGCACGGGACTTTCCACCAGGATATCTAAGGGGTGTTTTTAGAGACTTCATAATCAACAGGATGATACTTCAAGTATTCAAGAAAGGTCATTTTCATTTCTTTCTGCGTCATACCACAATGCTTTGCGGCAGCAGGAAGAGTCATTTTAGCACGGAACAGTGCTTCGTTTGCTTCTCTTACATTTTCAGGAGTTGTCTTTACAGGAACTTCATACAATGCTGCTTTATTAATTTTTAGTAAACCCATCGTAGATACACCTCACAGAAATTTCAGAACTTTTAGTTGCTTTTGCCATCTCACGGTAACCAGATCCAACATAGATTTGCCCACCAACTACGGCAACTGCCATAACACCCCAAAAAATATAATACCACTTTGCTTTTACTTGATGTTTTTTCATTTTCATTTGAAGTTACACTCCACCATCAATTCAGTCAAACAAGCAAGCATATTTATTTCTTGGTCAGCCACAAATGCAGACTGGTACTGGTACTTAGCAAGAACAAGCACAGCAGCAGGAATACTATTGTTTTCAAGGGCGCTATAAAGAGAATCATAAACACGCCTAAGAAGTACAGTAGTATCATTGTCCAAATTAGAAACGACCCACTTGCGTACTTCAGGGAAGTTTTTATCTTTAAGATTTTTGATGAGGTCATTTACGGCAACATCAGAGAAAGCAGCAAGAATACCAGAGTCGATTTTCCCACCAACAGAATATCGCTGACATTCATTCAGAACTCTTCGGAAATCTGGGAAATGTTTTGTAACCAATTCCGCAACGACTTTTTCATCATACTCAACCTTCTCAACATCCAAGATTGTTTGGACTCGTTGAAAGAACTTTGCTGCAAGTGTTGTTCGATCTTTTCCTTTGATTCCAAATTCAACGACTGCACAACGGGAGTGGAGTGGTTCGATGATTTTGTTTTTGTAGTTGCAGGTGAAGATGAATCGGCAATTTCCAGCAAATTCCTCAACAAACGCCCGTAGGAGGAGTTGTACGTCGTTCCCTGTGTTATCTGCTTCATCAATGATGACGACTTTGTGTTTAGCATCTGACGAAAGTGATACGGTCGAAGCGAAGTTTTTCGCATTGTTTCGGACAGTATCAAGGAATCGACCTTCATCGGATCCATTGATGACATATACATCTACTCCCAGTTCATTACAGAGTGCCTTAGCAACTGTGGTCTTCCCAATACCAGGAGGACCAGCAAGAAGCATATTTGGAATTTCACCTTTATTTAGAAACTCCTGAAAGGTCTTCTTAGTGTTCTCAGGAAGAATACAGTCTTCAATCGTCTTAGGACGATACTTCTCAACCCAAATAAAATCGCTGTTCATAATCAAATCCAATCAGGTTTACGTTGGGGCATACGGAGGTAATTATCCTTCACCCATGGTTTGGAAGCAATATACTTTTTGTATGCGGTAAAAGTATCAATGCTTTCATCAAATTTCCACTCTTCGGGCATAGCACGAGCAAATGGAGTCACCTCTGTTATCTTACCTTTTGGAAAAAGGTAATATGCATCTACAAGAGTCTTGTAGCAGGAGTGAGTTTTATTATACCTTACCGCATACTCATCTGCAAGATTCATTCCCCACTTTATCAACCAATAGGCATTGTGGATACTATCCATTGCCCATTTGGTGCAGGGATGATTACGAAATGCTCCTTTCTCAGTCTTGTAGGGTGTTCCATCTGCCTTAGGGAGAGTGCCATATCCATGCCCCCACTTATCTGATGCTACAATAGAAAGCATTTGACAACATTCCAGGGGCATCTTGACGATGTGTTTGTCAGGGAGGCAAATAGCACTCTCAGCAGGCCAAGGGGAAGTTACGAAGATGTTCATCCAAAGGTAGAATCAGGTTCCAGAGCAATATAATACTTCAGATTGTACTTGGTATTGGTGAACTGTGACAAAAGTTTAGAAGACACCACTACATCATATGCGCCAGGAATAATTTTGATATTTTCTACCTTAAAGTTGAATACAAACTCATCGCCAGTTTCACCAACCACGATAGCGTATTCGTTAGAAGTATCGTTCTTCTTATCACGGACTACCAGTTTGATCACACCATTCTCACCAACAGCAGACAAGTCTGGAAGTTGATAAACTGCTGCTGCCTTGACCAGTTTTTCAAGAGAAGTGCTGTCCAGTTGGAAGCAAACATCTGCCGAAGGAAGTTGAATCTCTTTATCTGGAGGTGAAATAATCACATTAGGATCTGCATAAAAATACTTCACCCGACGCTTACCTTCTTTGATACTGAGATATGATTGTTCAGTAAAATCAAGATCAGGATCCTGGTGAAGACCTAGACCATTCAAAAACTGGTTAAGATCATAAATGGCAAAGTCACGAGGAAACTCTTCCGTAATATCCGCTTCTGCAAGAATGTTCTTTGCGACAGAAATAGTACGAAGTTTGTTACCCTCTTTCACAAGAATAGAATTATTGATTCCTGCAAAATTTTTAAGAATAACAAGGGTATTGTCAGAAAGTTTCATAGTTTTATCTTGGAGTTTCATTTGTTTTCAATCAGATTAAGGTGATTAATCAGAAGAATTGTATAGTGGAGAACTTTAAAGAGATCTGAACGGGGAGTTCCTTTAGTATCATACCGATCAATGTACTTGGTTACATTACCAGCACAGAATCCTTCGCGGCGATTGTGCTTGATCTTATCAAGAGTTTGTTCTTTACCGCCACCAGTTCGATCAACATAATGTTGACGATAAGTGCTTGCAATATATTCTTCAAGTTGTTTCAGGATTTTATCTTCGTTGTATTTCCAGAAACCGTTTTTGTTTGTATCTTCAGGCATTTTCAAATCAAAAGTAATAGTATCAGGTGAGTGATTTCCAAAATAAGAGAATGGAACAGACTGTGCTGCGTAAATAAAATCTTGGGCACCACTAAAAGAAATAGTATCAGATCCTTCACCACCATAGATTACAGTATCTTTCCAAGAATCTGGAAGTGAATTTTCGTAAGTGCTCTCAAAGTTTTCTGACATTTTGCTTCATAGTAAAGGGTAAAAAGGAGGCACATTGACCTCCTTACATTCTATCAGTTTGCCTGCTGTTCGTCAACAGGAAGTTGGAAATCAGCATCAACCTTGTCATAGAGTTCAAGGAATGCTTGCTTGGTTTCATCATCAAAGCGGTTCACACACACTTGGATTGCCTTTGCCTTGTCTTGGAAAATACTATAAGCACGGATGATATGAACCAGGCGGCGGGTGCTGATGATTTCCTCAATACCACCATCGTAAAAGGTCTTGCGGATGATATCTGCCCAGTCCACCAGGCGCTTACAGAACTCACGGTCTTCTAGACCCAGATCCAGAGCAATACCTTCCAGAATCTTCTGCTCAGTAGCAGGGGCAGGATAGGACTGCTCAAAAGTCACAGGGAAGCGTTCCAGGAATGCCTCATTGAGCACGTTGGTGCCGATGAAGCGACCATCATCAGAACCTTTACCCTTGGTGTTGGCAGTAGCGATGACGTTAAATCCAGAAGCAGGTTTCACCCAACGACCAATCTTTTTCAAGAAGACACCTTTGCCTTCAAGGATGGATTGGAGGCACAGAATTTTGTTGCTAGCAAGGTCGATTTCATCAAGAAGCAGGATTGCTCCTCGCTCCAATGCTTCAATGACGGGACCGTTGTGCCAAGCAGTATTCCCATCAACAAGGCGGAAACCCCCGATAAGGTCATCTTCATCAGTTTCAATCGTAATATTTACACGAATCAGTTCACGCTTCAATTGAGCACAAGCTTGCTCCACACTGAAAGTTTTACCATTACCAGAAAGACCAGTAATGAAAGTGGGATAGAAAAGACTGGATTGAATAATCTTTTTAATATCAGCAAAGTTACCAAACTTGACGAAGGTATCATCTTTTTCAGGAATCAGATTTTGTTCAACAGCAGGAATAGCAGCAGGTGCTTGATAAGAACGCTCAATCTCTTCTACGCGATCTTGCGTCACTTCCAGATTCCAACGACCACGGGCAGTCTTGTATTGAGCAAGTTTATTGGAGACTGTCTGGTAGTTGGTGCCATTCATCGCACACCAAGCACGAATGTCTGCGGCAGTTACAGAGTCGCCATACAGACTTTGGAGCGAAGTGCGGATGTAATCAGCGGAGAGAGCCATAATAGAGGGGGAAGGTCGTTTCGTTTCAACAAAGTAATTATACAAGAAAAAAGGGGGCAACCAAGTGCCCCCTGTGACAGTTTGGAAAGTGTCTTTGGATCAACCAGGCAAATCTTTCCACGCATCTCCACCAGATTTATATGTTTTCTGGGGCTTGCTTGCCATATACTTATTATAATAATCCTCTTTCTCTTTTGCTGCTAAAGATTTAAGATATCCAACAGGAGATTTTCCTGCTGCCATTGCTTTCCTTTCTAGTTCTCTACGCGCCTCTGTACTTTGAAGTCTGTACAAAGTCCCATCAGATGGAGTTGTTTGTGCTTTAGAAGCATTTGAAGAAGATTCAGAATTAGATGATTTTGAAAGATTTTTCTTACCGAGTGCTTCAACTTCTGCACGTGACATTCCAGTCTGCTTCATCTTGGCATTCCCGCCGCCAGCAGCGAAATCATTCATTTCAAGAATATCAACAAACTGCCTAAAAGTTTTCATCTCTTACACTTTTTAGATATTTATTAAGCAACCAACTCCACAAACTCACCAAGAATCTTCTTATTCATCTTCTTAGATTTCAGACTTTTAACAAAAGCGGATTTGATTTGTGATTTAGTAGCATCCTCAGCAACTTCAAATTCAGATTCCTGGGCAAGAGTTGCGGCAGAAAGACCAAAATAAGAATGATAACCAGAGGACTTGATAGTGAATGCCTTTTCTTTTTTCCAGGCACTCATTGTCTTTTCATAAGTTTCTCCATAGTATCCACAGTAACGGCGAATAAATCCACCAGCATCTCGAGATTCGAGCACACGAATACCAATGAAATTCATATCAGTAAACCTATCACGAAGATTACGAAGCAAAACATCGGTGAATTCATGGTAGTCACAATCGCAAGAATAAGTCATTCCAGTTTTACGATCCCGAATAAAGGCATTAGGACCAATATGTGCAGTTCCCATAAAAGGTTCCTCTTCCCAGCGGCGTTGAACTTCACGATGGTATTTGAGTAGAGCACCCTCTCCATCACTCAGAATCACACATTGAACTTTTTGAAGTTTGTTTTCCCTCTGGAACTTAGGAAGAATCTGATGAAGGGAAATCAGTGCCTCATTCAGAGGAGTTCCAGAAAGACTCATTCCCACAGGATATGAATAAGAAACGTGAGAATTATAACGGAAAGAAGCAGCAAGGCGATAGATATTCTTCATCTGATCATCAAGAGTCTTACCATTGACTTTACTGGTGAGAAGATTCATCATAGAAAACCACTCACCAACTTGAACAAGACCATCCTTTTTTTGATAGGCAAGTTGACGCAGATTTGCCTTACCATCCTCATCATATTTGACAAGAGGATAATCAGTGGTGAAGGCATAAACCTCAAACGGAATCGCAACTTTTTTGCAGAACCAAACCAGATTGAACAGTTGCTTGACAGTATCCATCATCACGTCACTCATAGATCCAGACCAGTCCAGAACAAAGACCAATCCGTGATTCTTACCATCAGCAAGAGTAGTGACTTTCTTGAAGAGGTCTTCATTGTACTTATAAGTATGAAGTTTAGTACAATCCAGAACACCAGTGCGTGCAGTAGTGGCACGGGCATAAGAATCTGCTGCCTTACGACATTCAAACTCTTTTACCAGATAGTTGACTTCTTTCTGTGCTGACCTTTTGAATGAAGCATAGTCACTATCAACTCCACCAAATACATCCTCATACTTCCAATCACGATCTTGGAGAAATCCATCCCAAGATTCTTTACACCTAGCATGAATCTCAGAATTAGGAACAATCACCTTATCGAGATCGAGTTGAGGCAATTCCAGATAGACATTTTCATATCCATCATTGTTAACAAGATCTTTCAATGCCTCTTCCAGAGAGTCCATTGTCTTGACTTCTGGTTCATCGCCAATCTCTCCACCCTGAGAAGTAGGTTGCTTCTCCTGACCAGTTTCACTTGTTGTAGGAGGTTGAGATTCACCACTAGATTCAGATTGATCATTCTCACCTTCTTGCTGGTCCACAAAATCAGATGCAGGATGTTGATTCGCACCAGAAGATTGGGATTCCAGGTTATCAATTGGGGTCTTAGTCTCTTCCTGTTGCTTTTTCTTACAAAAATTGTAAAGAAACTCTGCTGCAATGAGAACATCAGCAAAAGTTTCACACTCACCGATCATACGAACGATGGGCATTTCATCAAATTCTGTAAAGGGAACTTTTACAAAACTACCAATCTTATAGTAAAGATTTACCTTATCTGCAAGGTTGTACTCACCAATATTATCATCACCAATTTGGAAAAAATCTTCATCAGCAAGTTCTTTATAACCATTAAAGAAAGTTTTTGCCAGACCAGCATAACGACGCTTCATCAGTTTTTCGATGCGAACATCCTCAACAACATTCACAAACTGAGGAGGAATCTTATGAGTCTTAATCCAATCTTCATCAGGTGTATAGAGAGCGTGTCCTACTTCATGCCCAACCAGAAGATCGTAAACAATGCCACTTGCACGTTCCCACAAAGGAAGAGTCAACACACGAGTATGAACGTTGAAACAAGCAGTCTCCACTTTCTTATGCTCAACCACAAGGTCTTCTGTGGCAAGCAGTTTGGCAAGTTGGGACTTGATTTCGTGGCGAACGGTCATAGGTCTGATGCGTATGAAATCATTATACAAAAAAAGAGGGTGGTGAAACCCTCTTATGTGCCAGTTTAGGAAGTGGTCTCAAACTCCTCCGAGTCTTTGATATGCCTTGTATGTAGCAGCACCCACACTTTGCTTGCCAGGAGCAGCAGTATTTGCACTACCTGGTTTATTAGCATTCATAGCATCTCTTTTACCTTCAAGGGTTTTTATAGTATTTCTTAGAGCATCTCCCTCAACAATACTTTGCTTCCACTCTTCACTCATATTTGCCATAATCGCAAGAGCTGCTTTATTTGTATCAGCATATCCTTCTGCAACTAGATATTCCAGAATAACGTCAAAAAGATCAGTTTCTACTTCTTCACGAGCAAACTCTCTACTTCTTGGTTGAGAACTACCACCGTGAGAAAACTCTCTACTTCTTGGTTCTGGTTTCTGAGGTTTTTGTTTAGCAGATCCACCACCCGTAGAATTAGTGGAATGACTTAATTCAGAACCTCTCATTCCAGCAGCATTTTCCTTTGCCCTCTTCATATCACGATAATCTTGTACAGGCTCTTCACCAATAATTTCTACTTCTTCAAAACGAGGACCTCTTCCAGGGCCACCTAATGGACCAGGAGGGTTACCAAAACGAGGACCTCTTCCAGGGCCACCTAAGGGACCAGGAGGGTTACCAAAACGAGGACCTCTTCCAGGGCCACCTAAGGGACCAGGAGGGTTGCGGAAGTTAACAATTCTATCTAAAGGACCACGACCAGGTAAACCAACATTTCTAAATTCAGTAATTTCTTCTTTCTTTTCTTCTTCCTTCTTTCCTTTCTTCTTACCATTCATTTCAGGAGTCTCTTTTTCAGACTTCTCATCTTCACACTCACATTCAGATTCAGCAATAACTTCTTCTGGTTGAGCGTAAACGGAAGCATATGCCTCCATCAGGTCTTTAACTTGTTTTGCTTCCATTTTACAAATACTTTTTTAGTTATTTATTAGGAGTTTCTTTTTGACGCTCTTTTGACTTCTCAATAGATCCACGAATATCCTTTAAAGTATCTGCGATACTTGGTTTCTTTTCAATTGGAGGTAGTGGTGGAATAGGACCAAACTTAGGAGTTTCTGGTTTTGCTGCTGCTGGTTTAGCGGCAGGTTTTGCTACTGGTTTGGCAGCAGGTTTAGCAGTTGGTTTTGCCGTTGGTTTTGTAGTACCAACTGGCTTTGGTTTTTCTGGTGCTGGGAGTTTTGGTGCAGGAGGAGCAACATCTCCACGCTTCATAGCAGCAGTTAAAGTAGCATCACCAGTTGGTCTTGGTGCCATTACAGCAGCGGCAACACCAGCAGGAGTAATATTTCTTAAAGCAGAAAGAGCACCAGCAGTTCTAACAACTGGTTCAGCAATCTTTCTTCCCTGATCAGCAAATCTTTGAAGTTCTGGGAACCTATCCATATTAGGTCCAGTTGCACGGATTGTTGCACCTGGTCTGTATGGATTTGGTTTTACTGCTGGTTTTGCTGCTGCTGGTTTAACAGCGGGTTTTGCTGGTGGTTTAGGTGCTTTTACTTCAACTGGTTTGTTTGGGTAAAGCATTTTCTTCAAACCACGTGCAAAGATTTCAGTTGGATGTGGTTTATCCAATCCGAGAATATTTGCAATACCACGAGCAACAATCTCTTGTGGATGCATTCCCTGCTCCACAACATAAGTCATAATATAATTTGATTCTTCTAATGTACAACCCTCATTCAAAAGGAAATTCAAAACTTGATCATAGACATCAACACTTTCCGGAAGACCCATTTCTTGCCAGTTCTTATTATTTGCCTTTGCCCATTCTTTTGCTGCTGTCCTCTCTTCTGGTGACATTTTAGACCAAGTATCCCTAATCCTACCCTTGGCAAGTGGATTGTTACGATTATCCCAAGCTCTCTGATAAGATGCGCTCCTATCAGGAACACGTGTTTGTGGTGATTGTCTTGTAATTGGAGGAGGAACAGGTCCACCTTTAAATGTTGGTCCAGGACCCATTGTTGTACCAAAATCTCCTGGTTGAACTCTTGGTCTAGGTGTAGGTGCAGTAGTGGATGTTGGTGCTGAAGTGGGTTTAGGAGTACCACTCATCATTCTCTGCACCCTTTCTTGTCCAGCAATACCTGCTTTCAGTTTATCTGCACCAAGCATTCTCTTTGCTCTATCACTCATTAATGCCTGCGCTTCTTTCGAAGGACCTGCCATCGTTGCTTGTGCAGATGCCTTACGAAGATCATCAAGTTCTTGCTGAAATGACTTACTAGGTGCAGATGGTGTAGTGGGAGTAGTATTTTTAACAGGTGTGTTAGTTGCACTAGAAGTGCTAGTGGAAGTGGATGTAGAACTTGTACTAATCTTCGATCCAGGAGATCCAGGAGTTTTAAAAGTTCCTGCTGCTTTATCTGCTTCTTTTTTCTGCAAAAATGCCTTTCCAGCAGGAGAATCTACATATTTTTGCATATTGACTTTTTCCAAGTCAGCATCGGTAGGGACACGAAAAGTTCCTTGAACTACTTTTCCATCCTTCTTATCAACAACTCCAAGTTGAGATCCAGAAGATGCTATTACTGGTTGCTCATATATTGAGGTATACGCTTCCAGCAAACCCTTATAATGCTTATTACTCATCTCTATAAAATACTTTTTAAATATTTATCAAAAAAGAAGCGCCCCCACTTTGGAGACGCTTCTTGAATGCTTGGCGACGTGCCTTTGCTTGTCTGAGTGCTTGCGGTTTCAGTTTCCGCTTTTGCTCCTTTTTAGAGTGATGTTGCCAATTTGGAAGTTTCATTTTAGTTAAGTTACTGACCAATCGATGACCGTTCGAACTTGTTGATTGTAGGACCAGACTGATTTTAGCATATCAGCATCGATACCGTGTGTTTCCATCTGAACTATCAGAGAATTAAGATCTTTGGGGAAACAGGTTCCACCAAAACCACGATCGTTATCGATACCTGGAACTTGTGTATGAGATTTTCCGATTCGACTATCAGAGGTTACGCCATCACAAACCACATTATAGTTCATACCAATTGCTTCACATAAATCATACATTTTATTAAAGTATGCAACCTTGCAGGCAAGGAATGTATTTGCAAAGTATTTAATTGCCTCACTTTCATCAGATGTGGTGATTACACTTGGAATGTTTGGAAAAATTGTTTGGAAGAAATTTACAAACTGTTGACAAAGATTCTTTTTACCACCAACAACATTTCTTTCAGAGTTTCTAAAATCTTCAACTGCATTTCTAGCAGTCAAAAACTCCGGATTATGAATCACCTTATAACTTTTAGCATATTTTTTGGTTGTCCCAATAGGAACAGTTGATTTGATAATAAAAATACCATCAACTACTTCCGGAAGATTTTTAAAAAAATTATCCAAAATCGAAAGGTCACATTCACCAGTTGATTTCATTGGAGTTGGCAAGCAAACAAAAATAAATGCTTGTTTCAATACTTCATCCAAAGTGTTGAATGATTTATTCTTATCAACATCAAAGACTTTACAATTTACTTTGTCTCTCAGGTTTTGATAAACGGCGTTACCTACAAATCCATTTCCAATAATACCAATCATACAATCATCCTACTAAATCCTTTAACTTTATCAAATTTTATCACATTCTCAAATTTATCGTGCAAGTCTGATTTGTGAGAAATCACGAAGATATTAGCATCCTTAATGACATAACGGATAATCTTCAAGAACTCATCAGTGCCGAAACCATCAAGTGAAGAATCAAATACCTCATCCATAATCAGCAGATTAGTATTGACGGAGTTTTTGACTCGGGCGACTTCTCTCCAAGTGAAGAGAAGGGCAAGGTCGATTCTCATTTTTTCACCCTCACTGAATGAACTATATGAAAAGTCTTCGTGAATGGGTGATTTTACCGTTTCGTTAAATTCTTCGTCCAGATTGAAATTAATATAAAAGTCCATCATCTGAAGGTAACGATTCACCTGCTGATTTATGAACGGAAGATACTTCTTAATTATCTTCGTTTTAACGCCGTCGTCCTTGAGTAAGGAATAGGCAAAATCGTAATAAACGATTTCTTCTTTTTTCTTTGCTAATTCTTCAAATGTTTTTTGGAGATTGGAGCGAAATTCTTCTAACT